AATGTGGGCTGTACCGTATGCGCTTGCCGAGAGGGTTAACTGTGATATGTGGCGACTGACCGGTTTGGCATCATCAATAATTCGCTCAAGCTCGTTTATCATCGGCTCCGTGATACCTATTTCCTTCAGGTCAATCTCAAGCCGAAACGTCCCGGCGGGGTCGGCGACTTCCCACCACTCCTCAAGGGTCATTGAATAGCCCAGCCCCTCAATCACTCGCTTAACCGCCGCCACCGTTCCTTTGCGCTGATGGATCCAGAACGCATCGCTGACTGCCTGCCGCTTTGCGGTTTCTGTCCAGGTTTCCTCCCAGCGATCCACAGAAAAAGCCCACGCCAGATAGGGCAGGAATTTCACCGGGCATTTCCACGGATTCCATAAATCGCGCAGCGGCACGGGTAAATCGCTGATAGAGGCGCATGCGGCGGCGGCTCGCTGTTCCAGCACCGACGACCCGGTCGCCATCAGCGAGTTACTCATCAGAGCCCCCGATCACGACACTGGTTTCGGTGCAGTACGCGGCCTGGGTTTTATCGAGCACGACGTCGGCCAGCGGCTCACGCAATTCGACGCGCTGGACACCCTGCACATGTAGCGCGGCATAGATGGCAGATAGTCGAATATCCCGACCGAGACGGCGCTGCTCTGTGATATACGCGGTTAACTGCGCTTTGGCGGCGGCAAGAATGGGCTCGGTCGCCGGGCCAGGATAGACATACAGCACGGCATCAACCGCATAATTGACAATCTCGGCCGACACGACGGTCAGGCGGTCACCGACCGGGCGCACGCTCTCATCATTCAGTGCGGTACTGACAGCCAGTAACAAATCATCCGACGCGGTGCCGTCGCCTTCCCGCGACAGCACGGCGATGGTGACCTCTGCCGGTGACGGGCTGTTCGCTGAAGCATCGGCGACACGACCATCGGCGCTCAGGGCATGAAATTCATAGGCACCGGTTGGCCCGGCGACACTCATCCCCTCAAAAGCGGCCGGTACGCGCTGGCGCAAATCGCTGTCGGATTCCATGACCGCCGCCACCGGCGGGATTTGGGTATCGTCACCCGGGGTGATGACCAGGCGCTCAACGTTATTATTTGCCGCGAGCTGGTCAAGGTCGTTTTTGATGGCATAGGCCACCATTCCGGCTTTTGCCGCGTCGTTGATGCGCTGGCGTAAAATCACCTCCCGGTAGGCATTCTCTTCCAGATATTTCACCAGTGGATCTGACTCCAGCGTCAGCGTCCTGGCGACCGCTTCCTGCTCGTCTTCCGGGTACAGTGAAATCAGCGTCGCTTTGCGCTCGGCGAGTATGGCTTCAAAATCCAGCGTTTCCACCACATCAGGCGCGGGGAGCTGGCTCAGGTCGATAACTGCCATAGGTTCAACTCACAGGGATGGTTAAAGAAAGGCTCTCGCCGGTATCGGTGATTTGGCCGGTCACGTCGACGACCATCTGCCCGTCAAACTGCCGCGCTGTGGTGATGCTGGTCAGCCTGACGCGCGGCTCCCACTTCAGGATCGCCATGTAGCACGCCGCCATAATTTGCAGCTCAAGCGCCGGGGTCTGAGGCTGGTCAATCATCTGCGACAGGAGCGAGCCGTATTCACGACGCATGACGCGGGATCCGACAGGCGTGCGCAGAATATCCCCGATGCTCTGGCTGATATGGTCAACGTCTGAAATGCTTTCACCGGTCAAGCGGTTCATGCCGAGATAACGCGCCGTCATTTGGTGCCCTCCGTCCATTCATCGCCGCGCCTGATGCCGCCGTGGCCGTGTTTATCCACCTGAACACCGTTGGAAGTGAAAGCGCCGCCGCTGTGCTCGATATCACCAGACATTTTGCCGCCGCTCTTCACCTCCAGCGTGCCGGTCGTCAGCTTGTTGGTGCAGACCACCTCCGGCGTATCGAGGGTGACGCGGGTCTCGGCTTTTACCAGCACCACCGGCACGCTGACGGCAACCGAATCGGATGCGGTCACATCGGCGGTTTTAATGCCGGTGACGGTCAGCGCGCCGGTTTCCGGCTCATAACTCATAACGGCACCGTCGGGAAACTCAACGTGCCAGGCATCCGCCGAGGCCGACGGCGCGGGGTTGTCGTCGGAATAAATACCCGGCAGCACAAAGGCGCAATCGAGCTCACCGCCCACGGCCAGAATCATCACCTGCTCACCAACAGAGGGAGCCCACCAGGTGCGCGAGCGCCCGGCCCGATGCGTCAGCCACTGGAGCCAGTCGGTATAAATGCCGCCGGTCTGCACGCGACAGCTCCCGGCTTCGAGGTCAGTTTCGACGACGATACCGGTGCGAATCATGTTGCGTATCGCGCGGGCGAGTTCCTGGATAGATGCGAGAGTATTCATAGGGGAAAGGATGCCGCCGGGGTGTTCCGGCGGCAATCTGCGGGCGTTTTGCCCTGGCTGGCACAACGTTAATCGGCGAGGTAGTCGATAATGACGCTTTCCACAAGCTGCCGGTCATCATCGGTAAAGCCCAGGAGCTGACGTTGGGGATATTCGACGGCGGCGCTTTTGGGGGATGGTTTATCCTTGAGACCGAGCTGATGCACGCGGGCGATGCGCTGCACTTTCCCGGTAAATTCCACCACCGCCGCGCTGTCGTCCCCGCTCGCTTTCATATAGCGATTGGTACGCAGTTTCGCGAACATCTCGCGCTTAATCCGGCCTTTTGGGGCCCTGACAGGCTGGCGCTTACGTGGGGCAAATGGCGAACCGTCCGACGCTTTCTGCGATTTAATGCGCTGCTGTTGCCGCTGGCGCAGTTTCTTCGCAATGTCGGCGGTCATCCGACGTCGCCCGGCAGGGGAAAGGGCCGCTATCAATCCGGCGAGCTTGTCCTCAAAGGGTTTGAAGTCATTCATCCCATTTACTCACCAGTTCGCCATTACTCCACATCTCGACAGGGCGCGTCACCGGCTCCGGCGGTGGCGGCTCCGGGATGTTCTCAACGTACATTGCGCCGTCGACCTCTTTGACCAGCGTGCGCTCGGTCAACAACAGGCTGATGCTGACATCGATGCTGCTGTCGTTGTTGATGTCGGCAAACCAGATAAAGCCCTTTTTTCTGCCCTCATCGGTTGTCATGATGTCCGGCTGATTGACGCGCAGCCAGGCCATAATCGGCACAAATAACAGGTCAATATCGTCGGTGAAATCTGTCACCACGATGTTAAGCGTGTACCGTTTTTCAAACGACAGGGAGCGCGCCAGCGTCGCCGTATTGTTGCCATCATCCAGGCGCAGGCGAAGCATATCGGGGTTGGTACGCAGTACCGGCACCGCATCAGTTAAGGCTTTTCGCAGGCTGTTGGGCTTTAGCATCGATTTCATCCTGACATTGTTTAACCGTATCGACCTGGATTGCGCAGCTCTTCAGGGCGTTTTCGAGCTGGCGTATATCCGCACTCAGGTCGCCATTAGTCAGCGGGTCGCTGCCCGGCATCGGGCAGGGGCTGACCTTCGGGCAGGCGCTGTAAACAATCACCGGCGGCGGCGTTGGTGCAGGCGGTGCGCTGGTGCAACCGGCGCACAGCATCAGGTAAATCAGCGCGATACCAGCGGCGAAACGCGTCATTTTCATTGAGTAACCTCGTGATGGTTTGTTCACGCCTGAAAGCCAGCAGGTTAGCCGCCGTGAGCTTGTCCCTCATGGCGACCTGTGCCAGCTCTTTATGCTGCGACTGCTCTGCCACCACGTTGAGCTGATTTTTCAGCATAGTGATGGTCGTTTTCTGTTCGCCTGCAATCCGGTTTGCCTTTTCCAGCGAGCGGCTCAGGTTGTTATTTTCATGGCGCAGCCAAAACAACCCGGCCAGCGCCAACAGGCTTGCCAGGAGGATCACAATGATTCGGGACATAAACCAGCCTCCTCAATTGACTGGCGGCAGCTCATGCGCACAACCTTGAAAAAGCACATGCAAATCAGGTATGTCAGTGCGGTAAATATCCAGCCGGCACCAACAAGACAGGAAAAGGTAAACGCCAGCGTGAGAAGCCCCCACACCTGACGACCTTTCGATGGTGTTTTACAAATTAACCCTCTGAGAAGTTTCATGACGCCTGCATTCACTGGCTGAAAGGCAAGCCTGTGACTCTGCCAGTGTTTATGGGCTAAAGCGCCAGTAAAACCGGCTCCGAGACTGACCAGGCACCCCAAAAGCGCCCAGACAGCAACAAAATTCACCGCCGCGCTCATCGGGTTAATCATCCCCCAGAGAATCATCACAGCTATCAGGACATCAATAACCAGCGAAACTAATCTCTTTTTCATTGGGTTACTCCCTTCATGCAATATGCCAGCTCCCGTGCACGACGGTTCTCCAGCCCTTTATTTCTGGTACCGTTAACAAACACCCATCGAGTTAACTGGTCGCACGCCTGCCACCACTGGTGGCGCTTTATAAACGAGACCAGTGTTGACCGGCAGGCCGCACCAGTACCCACGTTAAATGCAAAACTAACCAATGCGTCATAGACAGGTTGAGGCATCTCCACCGGCACGCATATAGCAAGGTTCCGCTCAACCTTCATCACATCCGCGACCAGGTTTGCCGCTGCCTGTTTCTCGGTGATATCCCGTTTTGGCACGACCCCGTCAGTGTGGCCGATACCCGACGTCCACACGCCAGCGCTACATTGGTATGGGCTTAACCGACACCCTTCGAGGTCAGCAATCAGAGCAAGACCATCCTGCGAGGTATGAAGCAGACGAAAATCAGGCAGAAGTACCGCCAGCGCCAGGACAACGGCCACACTGCAACGTTTAACGATTGATGACATCTCATGGCCTCCTCGGTGGCGGGGCAACGACGACGGGGCTTACCCTTATTCGGTTTAGCTCCAGCAGATAACTTTTCCGACGGTAGTACCAGTTAACGCCTACCGTCATGATGACGCCGAAAACACCAAACCAGGCGGCGAAGTCCTGCGGTGTCATCGCTCCGAATGCGGCCAGCGCCACACTCAACCAGTACGCGATAAATGACGTTATTTTTTCGATATTTAGTCCCACAGATTTACGGTCTCCGTGACAGGGGAGCTTTGAACGTCTGGCATCTCGACCACTGTGCCATGTGGCAGCACTGCGCCGAGCTCGGCCAGCCCCGGATTTGCGGCGAGCACCGACTCGAATACCCCCTCAGTACGCCCGTAATACCGGGCGCAAATCATGTCGAGCGTGTCGCCCTGTTGCGCGATGGCCTGCATCAGATTTGACTCACGATGCAGCGGGGCTTGTCCTGGACGCGTGATACGGCCCAGCGCATGTCCCGCCACAGTTCGTCGACAGTGGTATCGATGCTGTCGGCTTTCTTGTCGCCTCTGGCGCTGGCATCCACACCGCGATAACGCTCATAGAGCGTGGCGGTCGCCATTGAGGTAACGGCGCGCAGGTAATAGAAAACGCGCACGCTCTCGCCGTCGAGATCGTCAGCCGGCACGTCGGCCAGCTTGCTAAAACCCCCGGCAATCTGCTGTTCCCGCCACAAAAACAGCTCGGCATTGGTTTCGGCGATGCCGGTTTTGATGGCCTCACGCAACCGGGCCGGGGCAACGGTCTGCTCAAGGCGCATCCCTTCACGCACGCGTTTCGGGTCGATGTCAGGAAAGAAAAAGGTATTTTTTATCACCGGCTCATCGCTGGCAGGCGGCGGGATGACCACCATGCCACCCGGCTGCGGCTCATCGTTCTTTTTAATAATCAGCGTCGTCATGACTACCTCTGAATAGGTGGGCGGTGGACGCCGGTCTCAGGTCAGGTAAAACACCCTCATCGACCGGCGTGCCGCCCTGGCGCGGGGCGCATTCTGTTAACCGGCGGTCTTTTTCGGTCGGCCACGTTTAGCCGGTGCCGTTGTTTTCACGGCGCGCGGCGCTCTCACCGGGGCTTTAACAACCGTTGCCGGTCTGGGCTTGAGCTCACGCTCAAGCCGCTCAATGTCTTTTTTGACGCCTGCCTGACAATCGAGCTGCATCGCGCGTTTGAGGTGGGCCAGCGCGTCGGCGGGCTGTTTGTTGTCCCGTAACACCTGGCCGGTGATTTTGTGCAGCTTTGCGCGCACTTCATCAGGCATATCGGCGGCGGCGGTCAGCGCCAGCGTGTCGAGCAGCTGGCTGATGACGACCGGTTCACCGGCGGCATGGGCGCGCATGGCGGCGAGCGCCACCTCTTCGGTAAACATGTACTGCGGCGGGCGGCGGTGTTTGCCAGGCATGGTCAGACCGTACTTAAACGCGTAGCGGGCAATATCCATCGCGCCGCCGATATCGCCGACATCGAGACGCCACAGCATGACGGTCATCACGATGTCATCCTGCGCACCTTTACCCTGTTCCAGCACGCCACTGACCCACGGCAGATAGAACGGCAGCAGCTCGCGCTTTTTCGTGGCTTTCAGCTCTTTACCAAAGATGGCTTTTAACGTGCGTTGGTCTGCGGCCAGCTTAACCAGCATCTGCTCGTAGGCAGTGGCATGCCGCAGCGGGTTGTGTTCCCGCTGCGCGGTTTCAATGGCCGAGACCCGCATCATGTGACGCTGTGCGGGGCTCGTCATCGGTTAGCCCTCCGGTTGCGCGGCAGAGAAATCGCCCAGCTTGATATTTTCAATGAAGCACCCGGCGGCGTAGGTCTCGACCACGTAATCGATGTTCATCGATTCGTAGTTTTCCACCTGGTCGAGTTTCGGGTTTTCGATGATGGAGCGGCGGTGGCTTTCATCCATGAAATAGATGGACAGGTTGTCGAGACGCGTCACCATAATCGCGTTCGCCGGGAAGTACGGCACACGGACGGCGGGCAGGTTGCCGATGCGTTTCTGGCTGATGATGATGTCAGCCGCGAGCGCTTCGCTGTTGGGCTGGTCTTTGTTGATGATCGGGAAATATTTGTCGGCCAGCAGCTTACGACCCACAATCGCGACGAGCTCCGAATCTTCCTGATAAATTTCGTCAATCAGGTTGTCGGTGGCATCCATGACCAGCGCATCGAGGTTAACGTAATCGCCGTTTTTACCCACACGGATCACAGCGGAAACCACATTCCCTTCCTCGTCGACGATTTTGCTCATCACACGGGTCGGCGCTTCATTGCGGTATTTCTGCGGCCAGCCGACGGCGACGTCCTGCAACATCGGATGAGCGGCACGGTCAGAGGTTTCGGCACGCTCAACGCCGTTGAACCCGGCCATGATGAAATCGAGCGCCTGCCGCTGGATGATGGCATCGCGAATACGGCGCTGGAAGTCCTGGAAGCGCGCCCACAAATCCAGCTTTTTATATTTGAAGTGGAAGTCAAAGTTGACCTGATCGCACTCGTATTTTTTGGACTCCAGTGCGGTAAAGTCGGCGGTTTTACGCTCCTGGCCGCTGTTGGTGTCCGTGGTGCTGGCGATAGTGCCATTGACGCCGACGCCAATTTTTTCACCCTTCAGCTCACCCACCGGCACGATATTAATTTTCTGCAAAAAGGCCGATGACATCTGCACAGCGTTCATCATGGTTTGCGTGACGGACGGCTCGACGGAGAATTTTTTACTCACGTCGTCCGGGTCGATGCCGTTCAGCTCGGCAACGCGGGACAGGTAGGCATTGAATTTAAAACGGGTTTCCTGACGCATAGTCTTTCCTGTTTGGTTAAATCGGGTTGTCTGACCGGGCAAACCAGCCGCCCGGCGATAAATTCACGACCGTTTAGCAGTCGGTCAGCAGCTCATCGCCACCGCCACCGGTGGAGAGCTTGCGACGTGGCTGCGTGGTGCTTTCGGTTGTATCCAGCGACGTTTTTAACTGGCTGAATGCCTGGCTGGTCTGGTCGGCCTGCGTGGTGACGTCCTGTTTCAGCGTCGCAAAGGCATTTTCCAGCGAGGCAAGACGTTGCTCAGTGGCGGTGAGGTTTTCCTGCACATGTTCACTGACGGTCGTCACGGCCTCATGCACATCCTGAAAACGGGCGTCATCACTGGCCTGTTTGCGGCTGAAAATCGCTTTGACTTTGTCGCTCAGGGCGGTAAAGACATTTTCCGCCTGGTCTTCAAACTCCAGCTCGGCGAGGGTGGCGACGGAAATCAGGTTGCCCGGCTCGGCTTTGAAGCGGTTGAGGGGGTTAAATTTGGCACCCCGGCAAAATTCGAGGTATTCGGTGCCGAGGCTGGCCGGGTCATCGGTCACCGCCAGGCCGACCAGGTAGCATTTACCGCTATTGGCGAAATTCGGCTGAATTTCCATTGAGGTGTAGACCTTCTGCAATTTTTTATTCATTGCGATCAGGTCATCGGTCGGGGTGATTTTGGCGAACAGCGCCAGCTTGCCTTTCAGTACCGAATCGTCGTCAATCTTTTCAGACTTCAGTTCGACTACATCGCCATAACGGCTGAACGGGCCATCCGGCAAGATGCCTTTCAGGTGTTCGAGGTTAATGCGGCAACCGTAGACGCGGGGGTCAAAGGTCTCGGCCATTTCCTGAATATCCGTCGCGCTGATAACGCGGCCGTCACAGGTATCGCCTTCGACGCCGATGCGAAACCATTTTGAAACTTTTTTTGCCATTGTCAGGAGTCCTGATATCGGGTTAACGGGTCGGGGCTAGTTTCCCGACGTCGCCGCTCTCCCGCCATCAGTCCCGGATGGCTTATCCCTCACACAACAGCACCTTAGCGATTCGCATCACCCGTTTCTTTAGTCTTGCCCTGTATCAATCACGGCGAGGTATCCATGACCATCACCACCGACACCACGTTATTAAATGACCCGCGACGCCAGGCGGCTTTGCTGTACTGGCAGGGGTTTTCCGTGCCGCAGATTGCCGAAATGTTGCAGACCAAACGTCCGACGGTGCAGAGCTGGAAACAGCGCGACCTGTGGGACGAAACTGCACCGCTGAACCGGGTCGAAAGCACTTTAGAGGCCCGGCTGATTCAGCTCTATGCAAAGCCGAACCTGACGCCCCACGATTTCAAGGTCGCGGATTTTCTGGCCCGGCAGATGGAGCGTTTTGCGCGCATTAATCGCTATGGCCAGACCGGAAACGAGGTTGACCTTAATCCCAACGTGGCCAACCGCAACAAAGGGGAACGTAAGAAGCCGAAAAAGAATTTCTTCAGCGACGAGGCTATCGAAAAACTGGAAGAGATTTTTATCCGCCAGTCCTTTGAGTATCAGATTGGCTGGTACAACGCCGGGCTTAAACATCGAATCAGAAATATCCTCAAATCTCGCCAGATCGGGGCGACATTCTACTTTGCCAGGGAGGCTCTTTTACGCGCCCTGAAAACCGGGCATAACCAGATATTTCTCTCAGCCAGTAAAACCCAGGCATACGTTTTCCGTAAGTACATCATCGCCTTTGCCCGTCTGGTTGATGTCGACCTGACCGGTGACCCGATAGTGCTCGGCAATAATGGCGCAGAGATGCTTTTTCTCGGCACTAACTCCAATACTGCGCAGAGCCATAACGGCGACCTGTACGTTGATGAGATTTTCTGGATCCCCAACTTTCAAAAACTGCGTACCGTTTCTTCTGGCATGGCCTCTCAAAGCCACCTGCGCAGCACCTATTTTTCGACGCCTTCCACTCTCGCTCACGGTGCTTACCCGTTCTGGTCGGGGGAACTATTTAACCGTGGGCGCGCCCGCGCCAGTGAACGCGTCGACATCGATATCAGTCACACCGCGCTCGCCGATGGCGTGGCGTGTCCTGATGGTCAGTGGCGTCAGATTGTCACCATTGAGGATGCGCTCGCCGGAGGATGTACGTTGTTCAACCTTGAGCAGCTCAAGCAGGAAAACAGCGTCGATGACTTCCGCAATCTGTTTATGTGCGAGTTCGTTGATGACAAAGCGTCGGTATTCCCGTTCGAGGACTTGCAACGCTGCATGGTCGACAGTCTGGAAGAGTGGGAGGACTTTGCACCATTCGCCGACAATCCGTTCGGCTCCCGCCCGGTCTGGGTGGGATACGACCCGTCGCACAGTGGCGACAGCGCCGGGTGTGTGGTACTCGCGCCGCCGGTTGTCGCCGGTGGCAAGTTCCGCATTCTGGAGCGCCACCAGTGGAAAGGCATGGACTTTGCGACGCAGGCCGAATCCATTCGCCAGCTCACCGAAAAATATAACGTCGAGTACATCGGTATCGATGCGACCGGCCTCGGTATTGGCGTCTTCCAGCTGGTTCGCTCGTTTTATCCCGCCGCCCGCGATATCCGCTACACGCCGGAAATGAAAACCGCAATGGTGCTGAAGGCAAAAGACGTGATTCGCCGCGGCTGTCTCGAATATGACGTCAGCGCCACAGACATCACCACCTCGTTTATGGCTATCCGCAAGACCATGACCAGCAGCGGGCGCAGCGCGACCTATGAGGCCAGCCGAACCGAGGAGGCCAGTCACGCGGACGTCGCCTGGGCGACCATGCACGCGCTGTTAAACGAACCGCTCACCGCTGGCAGCGGCCAGGCGACATCGTCCATTCTGGAGTTCAACTGATGAGTAAATACAAAGGCCGCAAGCCGCAGCCGCAAAAGCGTCCGCGCAACATGAAAGACACCTCGCCCCAAAAAGTGGAGGCGTTTACTTTTGGCGAGCCGAGCGCGGTGCTCGATCGCCGCGATATTCTGGATTACGTTGAATGCGTCAATAATGGCCGCTGGTTCGAACCGCCAGTCAGCTTTAACGGGCTGGCGAAAAGTCTGCGCGCCGCCGTTCATCATAGCTCGCCGATTTACGTTAAGCGCAATATTCTGGCCTCAACGTTTATTCCGCACCCGCTTCTGTCACAACAGGACTTCAGCCGCTTCGCGCTCGATTTCCTGGTGTTTGGCAACGCGTTTTTAGAGCTCCGAAAGAGTGTCACCGGTCGCCCTCTGAAGCTGGAAGCGTCACCGGCGAAATACACGCGGCGTGGTATTGAGGAGGATGTCTACTGGTGGGTGCCGTCATTCGACCAGCCGCACCCGTTCGCGCCCGGATCCGTATTTCACCTGCTGGAGCCTGACATCAACCAGGAGCTGTACGGCATGCCGGAATATCTCAGCGCGCTAAACTCCGCCTGGCTGAATGAAGCGGCGACGCTGTTCCGTCGTAAGTATTACCAGAACGGGGCGCATGCGGGTTATATCATGTATGTGACGGACGCCGCGCAAAGCGCTACCGACGTAGAGGCGCTGCGCGATGCGATGCGCAGCTCGAAGGGACTCGGCAACTTCAAAAATCTGTTTTTCTACGCACCGCACGGAAAACCTGACGGCATTAAAATTGTGCCGCTCAGCGAGGTGGCAACGAAAGACGACTTTTTCAACATCAAGAAAGTCAGCGCCGCCGACCTGCTCGACGCACATCGCATCCCGTTCCAGTTGATGGGCGGCAAGCCGGAAAACGTCGGCTCGCTCGGTGACATCGAGAAGGTGGCAAAGGTGTTTGTTCGTAACGAGCTCATTCCGCTACAAGACAGGATGCGCGAGGTCAACGCGTGGGCCGGTCAGGAGGTGATCCGCTTCAAAAGCTATACCCTCGACACCGAAAGTGACTGATTTCCTCCGCCTCCGGGCGGCTTTTTCTTACCCCCACGCCTGACCGCCTCACAAGCCCGCCACGCCCTCAGACACCACCACATCACCCACCGACACCCTAGCGAACCCGCGCGGCACAGCGACGCGCTCAGGCTGCGAAAATAAATGCGTAAATGTAGTCTGGCGCGCAGTGCTTTCCCCGCCTCGCCTGCCCGCTTTATGGGTCGGTTTTAATGCAGTTGCATGACCACTCTGGATCCGCGCCAGCTCTGGCGGCGCACGGCCAGAACGGGCGATGCTGACGCATGCAATACCATGCACCTAATGCATGCACAGCTTATTCATTGATAAAACAGCTTAAATTTACAAAATCACGGGTATTGATTCTTTCCAAACATGATAGCCTCATCAAAATTATCGAGCCTATTTTTGAAGGAAGGAAGATATGCAAAGAGAAGTTGACGAACATCAATCCAATGGGATTATGTCGGAATTTGGATACTATCCAGTAGAAGTTAACATTGAGACTGAACAATTTTCTTTGCTTACTTTACCCGGTCTCATTGAGAAAGTGGAACGTGTTAACAGTGATAAAAATGTTGTTAAAGGTTGGATATATCCTGGAAACCAAGAGGTATATAACCTTAATGGCGGTATATCCAAAATGCCTTATAGTCACCGAGTATTCGGCATGCCCAAAACGCACACACTAAAATTAAAAAACACATCCTCGCTAGAAATACTTAACTTTGTTGTGTGGTGTCTCTCATTTTTCAAGGGAATAAGATTAACAACCACTGATGCTGGTTTTCTAGATGCAACCACTATCAAGCCCTCTAAGTTAACCGACTTTATTCTCGTTGGATGCTCTGAAAAAGAAGTCATAGAACTGGCTCTTAATTATATAACTAGCAAACAAAAGGATGAGCAATCCCCCAAAAGAATTGCGGCAGTTGTGCATGCACTATTCTTATCTCAAAACCCACAATACCTTTCTTTTGAAAGGTTCCAATATCTTTACATGGCACTTGATGGTTGCTTTGCTTTATCGTGGGCTGAGCATGACAAGGCTCCGGATAAAACCCCGCCAAATCATTACAAGCGATTAAAGTGGATGTGCAAAATTTATGGGTTATCAATCCCCACATGGGTATCTGGCAAAAAAAACATTTCGGGAATCCGTAATGATAATTTTCATGAGGCTATTTTCTTTGGTCAACCGCTCGGTTTCTCCAGCATTAACAACAGTCAATATGGTAACGATATATTGCTGCAGATGCAGGCACTTGTATGTCGCCTGTTGGCGGCAATACTCTCGGTTAATGATTGCAGCCATCTCAAATCTTCGGTCAATTCACGAGAGTACCATTCATTAAAAATAAATTAATACTAACGCCTCACGGGGCTCGTTGTTCAACCCCGCCGGCACTGAAAACGATTTTCAGCGCCGGCGGGGTTTGTCACTTTATCGATTAATTGTCGAGTATAGAATCGACCTCACCCGTTCGCACGTTGACGCGCGCCGCTACGGTTTGTTTGACCACACCACCATAAGCATTCGTGCCGCGAAATGTTGTCTTTACAACGGCATGTGGGTCTTTATTCAAAATCAGATGGTAGACCGTTGAAATATGTTTATAAGAGGAATCATCATTCATGCTCACTTTTATCAGCTTCTCTAGCGGGCGATAAGAGCCATCCCAACCACTAAAATTACCCTTAAATGCGTCAAGGTTGATTTTATTATTCAGAGATTGTGGATCCTTCTCGAAGTCGTTGAAACACCACCCCAACACATCACCGAGCTTTAACGTATCATCTTTAGTAAAAGTGTACTCACTCATACAGGCATAAAAGGCATCAGCAGAGCTGACCGGTACACCTTTGAAGCCGACATAGCCTTTAACGATATCGTGCCGGGTTTCTTTTAGCTCGTTGCGATAATCTTTGAGGGTTTTATCTGCATACTCAAACGTTGGTTTAGCCGGTTCCGCTTTAACCGCTGGTACGTCAGTTTTTGCCACAGGCTGACTTTTTTCAGTCGGCCATAAGATTGAGCCAATAACGCCCAGCGCCAGACAGCCGCCGAGATAAACCGCACTGGAGCGCTTACGGTTCGGCATTCGAACCAGCGACGGCTTGATTAACCCCACGATAAAAGCAATAAAGAGAGCCAGAGATAAAAATGCTATTACGGTATCCATGATTTTCCTTTGTATGTAATCCCATATAAAACAACCCCATGCTATCAAACATAGGGTTGATAGTTGCACATTTTTCAGGGATTAACGCCAGCTTTCATCTTCCCATACTTCCTGAAGGATACTATCCAGCGCTTCGCGGTCTGAATCTTTATCGAATCCCATCAGCTCAACACCTGTCATGGATCCCTTTCTAACTGTAACGCGCGTTGACGGAAAAATAGACTGTATTCGCCTTGTCAATTCGCATTGAAAAGCATCAATTACCTGCTGGCCTATTTTTTGGTCTTTATCCAACGTAATGTTTACCCTCACTTCGCCACCTCTTTTTAATCGCTCTTCAACAGGCGTCGCGGAAAAAACAACCGAAAAGGAGTTGTTTTTCATTAAGTTCCCTCTGGCTATCTCCGCAATTAAATTCAATGCGATTTCGCGGTCTCTTTCCTTACAAGTACCCTCTGCCGTCAGACGCGCAATCATTTCGACTCGCTCAATCATAACGTGCTCGTTTAACTCTCTATCCACATAACCTCCGATACGAGATACTGTATAAATATACAGTAACACGTATCGATAAAAGGTGTGAAGAAAAAAATGACGAGAAATACACTGTATGTACATGATATGGCTGAATATTAACGGTTACCTTTTCGTTGCCAGTTCAGCTATAGCCGCAACACGATTAAGGATTTCCCTAGCTTTAGCCTCATGCGAGGGCGCTGCGGAAAATATTTCTCCTCTTGCAGTCCCGCGTAGCCATTTGCCCTCAAAACAGCTTTTACCACCCGCCATCAGGTGCATGGCTTCGCCCCGGCTGATTGTGTTTCCGGTTGTCAGATGTATCTCGTCGATGGTTTTCGCTATAGCTGCGTTTTGTTCATCCGTTCCGTGGATAAATTTTCGCCGTGTTGCTGGTTTCTGCTTCCTTAGTCGGTTGGTCAACTCTCGTCTTTCACGCCGACTCAGAGGTTTTGTTAAATCCAGTATCGGTGGATCGCTTTCGCTTCCCGTACAGTTATTGACAGAACTCCGAGAGGGCGCAGGAGCGCCCTTAACGTCAACGGCCAAATCAACGGCACGCTTCGGCACAATTTTCCACTGCGTTAACCGGGTTAAAATCGGGGTGTCAGCGCCGACGACAGAATCGTACACGCCACGAATGCAGACAGTTTCCTCGCCATACTGGTTAAACTCGGCCCGCGGTTCATACAGCGTGCGCACCTGTAAATCATCGCGACGGACAAACGGGCCTCCCTGCGCATTAACGTAACCCGCCCAGTCACCGGCGTCAGCGGCATCATGAACGGCGGCAAACTCAACGCTCAGACCGTGCGCGGTCTCGGTATCAGCGAGACGACGTAACTCACGATATACCGTCACCGGCGCGCCACCGATAAACTGAAATTGACGGATGTGCCAGCGAGCCGCCCATGCTGATACTGCAGGGGCGGTCTCTTTCAGCAGTTCACCGCTTTCGTCATCGGTTTCACCATCGAGAGCATAGCCATCGATATTTTTCGAAATGTATTTAGCAACATAGCCGGTAGCGCTGCCCTTTTCCGGGTCAATGGCCTCGGCATGAAAGCGCGCTTTTTTGGCTTTATCGCTTCTCAGTTCGTGGCGGTCTTCCTCCCACGCATAATCACGGATGATAAGGCGCACGCGCTCGACGTCTTCCGGCAACATGAACATAAGCATATGCCAGTGCGGCGTTCCGTCGTGATGAGGCTCGGCAACACGTATGCCGAAAATGCGGATTTCTTCCCGGTGCAGCTTGGCGCGTATGCGCGCCCAAAGGCCAGTTAGATAGCTCTGCGTGTCCGATGGGCTGGCACCATTCCATTTGCTGTTACGGTATCCCGCTTTAGTCGTGGCGTGATATTTAGACGGTGCTGTCAGGGTGTAAAACTCCCCGACATAACCGAGTTCATTGCAGATATTTTCAAACCCACGGATGCGGGTCATCAGTTCGCAGCGGCGTATCGCAGGGTTAGCGACCGAACCGTCGTATTTTTCAATCAGGCTGATGCGGTTGCCGTCTTCGTCTTCGAGATCCAGCCCCTTGAGAAACTCACGCGTGCGGCGCTTCTGCTCGCGCCAGTCTGTCACGCAGTTTTTACTCGCGTAGGCGTGCTTTTTCTTGCTGACGTTGCCGACTGCAATTTGTAGGTGTTCGCGCCATGCCGATGCGACACGACGCAGACGATTACGCCACCATGACTCAGTAAACATACGGATAACTGCGGGGGCGATATCATCTTTGTTGAAGTATTTATTTGCCACGCGCTCCCAATGGGGAGGGGTGACATTGAATTGCAGAGAAATAAAACCAGCGTGCATGTACCAGGTGTAAAGCGTTTTGAGCTCACCAAAACCTGAATCATCAATATTTGCCAGCTCAGAACGAATGAAGTTAGCAATGTCACCGGCCAGCAGGTCAACATCGGCGCGCGACATATCAGGGAGACGGTTATATCTGGCGACAAGATTTACCATACGTGATGCCAGATATTGCATGAGTCGGGTATCAAAATGACCACCGAAAACGGCGGTTGATACATTGCTGTTGATACCCGCGCTCTCGTATTTTTTTGCGACCAGTTCAAGACGCGGCAATGCCTTTTTGCAGAAACTGATTAAAAAAGCATTGGCTCGTTGACTGCTCTGATTTTGCTCCAGCACCACAGCGGTGCGATAGACGTCAAAGCGCACGCACTCGGGCTGGAGAGAAAGCACCTTTCTCGCATGCAGCAAAGCCGCGAACATACGATCGCGGCGATGCTGTTGGTCATAGGTAAGATATGGGCTGGCTATTGCCGACCGTGGAGCGTTCCACGGGTAAGCATAGTTAACGCTTACCTGCATAGCTCCCCCATTTGCCTACGCTGTATGCTTAGCATCACATAGCCAGGAGCCCACTCGTTAAGGTCAGCTACATGAGTCACCAGTACGTAGACAAACGCGCCTGTAAACCCGACCTTTTGCGGTTCATACTCGCAGGGGCCGTACTCGTTTAAGCAAAGTAAGTCCCCTACAGCAAATGCACGGTCAGCAAGACGAAACTCAGCTTTTTTCGTTCCATTGATGACAGCCTGAAAAAACTCAGGCTGAATTTTTAGTTGATGTGTTTTTCTCATGCCGCCGCCTTGATTGAGGAGGCGCACATTTCTCCGATACGCTTAATCTCAGCGGCCATTTCCTCAATTGAGGTGATGGTCGACTGCTGGATGTGATGATGAATCAGGCCGGAAATAAGCTGGTCGATTTTCGGGTAATAGCCGATAGTGTCTAGCCATTCATCGCCAGCTTTATTGCCGGTCTTAACGACTTTCTTTTCATTCAGGATGAATTGATATTGGTCGCTGGTAATAACCCATTTATCACCTATTTCGATACGAATACTCATGCTTTACCGCCTTTTTTAATTGCTGCACGGCATGCGTTCCAACCTTTGACCCATTGCTTGTAATTGGCTGGTTTAATACCGTGCTGAGTTAAAGCAATCTGATTGGTCATTTCTGTCGGTATAAATTCAGCAATTGCCAAATCAACGGCTACCGCAAAAGCCTTATTTGGCATTGGTGGGATTTTTGGGCCCTTTGCTGGTGCAAACATTTTATTATTGATAACTGCGCCAGCTTTAACAGATGCCTCTCTGCGCTCCCGGAGTTCTTCCAACGCAGCTACTATCCCAGCGTGATATATCTGGTCGACAGTACGTCGTTCTTCGTGAGCATTATCATTAGCCAGACTTTCAATAGCGATAAGCTGGTTTAAACTCTCATTGGTTATATTTTGCATAGTGCATGCTGCACCACCTTTTGCTACTGTCCGATTATTCCAGTCTGCCGCAGCCGCTTCTTTCGTTTCATACCAGCCACTACCGGCATAATTTCTTACTGGTCCATTCATCAGTTCGCATGAGCATTCGGTGCACGCAGGGGCGTAAACCCGTTTTTCCGTGAAATGATGCACACCGACCGAATCATAGTGAGCCTCTGAACCGCAGAACGGGCAAGGCAGCAAATTGAGCTGGCTTTCGGTAGCGATATAAGCCATTTACACACCCCGGTAATGTTTTGATTTAAGTTCGGCGATTTGCTGACAGGTCACGCAAAAGGCCACGCCCGGAATCGCAATACGGCGAGCTTCCGGGATTGGTGCTTCACACTCTTCGCAGGTAAAACGAGACGGCGCAGCGATACGGCTGCGCGCGTTGTTGATAAGGCGCTCGCGTTCTGCCTGCTCGCGCTGTTGTGCGATATCCATTGCATCGGCCATTAGTGCAGCTCCTGAGATTCGTTTTCGTAGCGGGTGGCTTCGCGGCGCAGCAGTTCAGCCGCTTCTATGGCGCTCATACCTTTGTTAGCGATATGGGTTGCCAGCGCCTCAAGGCGAATGGAAACAGCGAGCGCGCGACCTTTACGCTCTTCACGTTTTGCAATACCGATAACCTCAAGAAGCAGGTCGGTATTTTCTTTAGGTTCTGAAGCTTGTTTGTGCATTCTTAATCTCCTGATTTCGGGCAATAAGAAGCCCGGCGGGTTTACGCCATTAATTACGGGTTTGTTTAATTAGCTAAAAAGCATTCATGGATGGAAATATGCCGGGGCAGAATCCCACCCCAGCGGGAAATTTTATTCATTGACGCAATAATCAGCTTGCGGCGATCCATATCAAAATACTCATATGGTTTGCCGACTTCATCAGAACGAAACACGCCCGGATTATTTCGATTAGCAAGCGTTAAAACCACAAACTTAAAATCTTCATCAAGCTTATTGAAATTACGCAGCGCCTTATTTTCTGTTGCTTTCAGTTTTTGATGAAACCGTGCGAAACACTCTTCGCCGGTCATGGTCTTCGGTTGCTCAGTAGAACAATCAGCATTGCTAAAAAGCTTGCTCGCCTGGGTGTCATGAGCTGAAATTCTTTCGTTCATTTTGCCCCCATTAATGCATTTAAAAGCCGCTTAACCGCAGAGACTTTTTTTGCTGTTAAGCCGTTCAACAATTCGGACTGAGAGCTGCAAGGGTGCCAGCGCTGGCCATCGCTACCCATTATCCAGCCGTGCCCGTAGTGCATGGATGGGCTACGTTTTTTGAGCAGAGAGGCGAATGACGGTTCGTTAGTCAACATAAGCACCTCAAATCAAACCGAATGACGCGCCGATGCCGCTGACGGTGTCGACAACACTCGTCATAGCCGGGTTAGCCTGGAGCCGGGCCTGCAATGCCATTGCCGACAGCGACAGCATGCGAATACCCGCGTTTACGCTCGCAATCATGTTTTGCTTACGGGCCGGGGTAAGGCGGTCGCCTGAAACGGCACCGCTCGCCAGCTCGCCGAGTTCACTCATGGCGCGCATGACGTAGGATTGCAGTTTCTCTTTTGCCAGTTCGTTGACCGGCACGCATGGCAGACAATGGATCTGCGCCAGAAAACCATCGACGAGGGTCGAATCTTCGGTCAGGTCTGTCAGCGTCCAGATTTCGCGCGGCGTTAACTGATGCGGCTGTTCCGGGTTGAGTTTGTTGTAAAGCGTATGCGGCTTGATACCTGCTTTATCGGCCAGCTCTTTCACGTTATGCGTGGCCGCGAATTTTCTGCATGCATCATCAAAGTGTGCATGTGACGAAATGCGAAAATCTAACATGCTGCATCCTTACAATTCACATAAAGTGAATCAAGCACCGATGACGAGTTGAAAACGTGAATGACCCAACGCTTTACGCAACTGCTCTTCTTTCCAGCGTGCGTAATAGATACGAATCGGGCCACCTGCTTTCTTGCAGCCTTTACGGATGGTGCGGGGTTCGATTGGTACACAAGGGTTGTCGCCGGTTGTCCAGCGATAAGCAGTACGTTCAGAAACACCCTCGAGCTCTGCGAACTGTTGGAGAGTAACGATAGGTGCAGGCACTTTGATGATTGCGATTTCAGAAGCCATGTTGCATGATTCCCATTTTGACAATGTTTGCAATCAATGGCCTCTGTTTGCCAACTTCTGCCACTGATTGCCCGAATTAGCAACGATACTAATGCTCGTTTGAATATTAGTAAATACCCAAAGGAATAAATTTTGATACTTGATACTCAGGTGAATAACGACGAGTTGCTGGATAGAATTTGTCAAGTATATGGTTTTACTCAAAAAATACAGCTGGCCCGTCACTTCAATATTGCAGCCAGCTCCCTACAAAATCGCTACACGCGAGGCACCGTTTCTTATGATTTCGCCGTGCAGTGCGCCTTAGAAACTGGAGCAAGCCTACTATGGCTACTTACGGGGCAAGGTTCTCAATATGATGGCAAACCGTCCCCAACGGATCCTAAAACGATAGAGTCTTTCACTCTTAGTGATGGAAAGCTCGAAGAAAATTCACCATTGAGTATTGACGCCGGTTTTTTTAGCAAGCAAATGTCAAAAGGCATTGCTGTTCGCGCCAATGGTAGGCTGCACTTCATAGAACAAGACGCCTCACTTTCTGATGGCCTTTGGTTGGTTGATATTGAGGGGGCTACCAGCATCAGAGAATTGACGCTCCTACCAGGCAAAAAGCTACACGTTGCGGGCGGAAAAGTACCGTTTGAATGTGGGATTGACGAAATAAAACTGATTGGCCGCGTAATTGGTATATATAGCGATGTCAACTAATCCCTATATCCACGATGAATAAGGAAACTATCATGGATACTATAATTCCTATTTTTTTTGTAGGCTTGGCTGTTTATTCGATGATTACTTATTTTAAGTCACCGGAAAAATTAGCAATGCGAGTGGCTAAAGGAGTTGCAGCTTTTCTTGCTTCTATTGCTGCCTTTGGGGCCTTTTTAGGTGGTGATTATGCACTCTCACTTCCTATCGCCTTTATTGTTCTTTTCCTGACAATTCGCCAGTTAAAAACATCTAAAACCCTATCATCTGTAACACATCAACCAACCTCTTTTAGCGCACCAAAAGAGCCTATAAGGAAGCATAAGCCCGATGGTGAGTTTAGAAAAATTTCATTTGAGTACACAGACTCAAATGGCACTTCAACTCATCGAGAAGTTGATGTAAAAGAAATTACTGAACAACACATTACAGGATATTGTCATTCACGCAGGCAACTAAGAACCTTCCGTTTAGACCGAATTGATAATAGTGAGATTGTCGTCCGTGATACGGGCGAGTTAATCAATGTCTATGACTGGATTGTCCAGCTATATGAAGAATGAGGTTAACTCATGACCGTTCGAAAAAACCCCGATGGTGGTTGGATTTGTGAACTCTACCCAAATGGAGCAAAAGGAAAGCGCATCAGAAGGAAATTCGCCACCAAAGGTGAAGCGCTGGCGTTTGAGCAGTACACCGTTCAAAACCCGTGGCAGGAAGAAAAGGAAGACCGTCGCACATTAAAAGAACTGGTTGACGCATGGTATAGCGCCCACGGAATTACCCTGAGAGACGGCCTAAAACGTCAGTTAGCGATGCACCATGCCTTTGAGTGTATGGGTGAACCGCTCGCACGCGATTTCGACGCTCAGATGTTTTCCCGCTACCGGGAAAAGAGGCTCAAGGGTGAGCATGCCCGTTCAAATAGAGTTAAAGAGGTATCTCCCCGCACGCTTAATCTTGAGCTGGCCTACTTTCGCGCAGTGTTCAATGAGCTAAATCGCCTCGGAGAATGGAAAGGTGAAAACCCTCTGAAAAATATGCGCCCTTTCCGCACAGAAGAAATGGAAATGGCCTGGCTAACTCACGACCAGATTGAACTACTGCTCGTGGAATGCAAACGGCATGTCCACCCTGATTTAGAAACCGTGGTCAAAATCTGTCTAGCCACTGGCGCACGGTGGTCTGAGGCCGAGGGTCTAAAAAAAAGCCAGCTCGCGAAATACAAAATCATATACACCAACACGAAGGGCAGAAAAAACCGCACCGTCCCAATCAGCAAAGAGCTCTATGAGTCTCTGCCTGATGATAAAAAAGGCCGGTTGTTTAGTGATTGTTATGGCGCGTTCAGGTCAGCTCTGGAAAGAACAGGCATCGAACTACCGGCAGGACAGCTTACTCACGTTTTGCGCCACACCTTCGCCAGTCACTTTATGATGAATGGTGGTAATATTCTGGTCTTGCAGCGCGTACTCGGCCATACCGACATAAAAATGACAATGCGATATGCGCACTTTGCCCCTGACCATTTAGAGGATGCCGTGAAGCTCAACCCACTGGCGGTGAGTGGCGATAAAGTGGCGGTAGAAATGGCGAATAATGGGTAA